TATTGCTAACCGTGCAGTTCACCGCCGTCTGAACGAGGATGCGGGAATGCGCCGCGACCGTGCCAGCATCCAGCAAGCAGTCGTTGTCGATGATCTCGATATTGGAGCACTGCCCCGTCTGGTAGAGGTTGAGGAAAATGTCGCTGGTGTTTGGGTCGGTGGTGAGCGTCCCGGTTCCTGTTCCGGCAAGCGACGTGACGTTGGTGATCGTATTTCCTGAGAGCGTCAGTTCCGTATTTGCGGCATTTTTCGCCATCACCATCCAGTAGGTGAAAACAGTGAACTCGGCTGGAAGGGTTGCACCGCTCCCGTTGCGGATAAGCATGATGACGATGGTGCCTAGAGTGATGTTGGCACCGACAGCCGCCGTGACCTGAACGCCGCCCGTCGCGGTGTTGAAGCCGGTGACCGCGACCTTATCCTTGTCCTGACGCGCTACACCCTGAGTGAACTCAGCCCCGCCCGCTCCGGTCGCGAAGTCGCCGGACGGGTTGTTCCAAGCCCGGTTATTCTTGGCGCGAACGCCATCGGCAAAGGTCGCCACGACGCCGTAAGTCGCATTGTCGTGGATGTCGTTATGATGAATCCAGACGTTGCTGGTCGTCGGGTTGCCGTTCACATCCCAACGGTTTGCCTCAACGTCGATGCCCGCGCCGACAACACCGAGGGTCGTGCCCCAGATGTTGCAGTGGGCAATCTCAATGTCGTGGCCTTCGACGACTGAGATATTGTTTCGGGTCGCACCGTGGAGATTGCAGTGGAGAATTTGGACCCGGCGGGAAGGAAGCCCACCCACAGCGTCCTCACCCCCAACGTAAATGCAGTCCTTGAGACTACCGGCGCCACTGATCTCAAGGCCGTGGATGATGCAGTCCTGTGCGCCGCTCAGATAGAAGGTCGAAGAGGTCCGTGAGGAGGCGGTGCTGTCGAGAACGGTGTTGTTGCCGTAGAACGACATGCCGGTTGCGGCGTTGCCGACGTAGAAGATGCTGCTGTCGCCAGCCGGTCCCTTGATGGTGCCGTTGTCGAAGAAGATCGTGGTCCCGGCGTGGGTCGCACCGAACAAGACGCGCTTGCTGATGAGCGGGGTCGCGCTGGTGCCGGGAACGATGACGACATATCCGCCAGCGTTTTCAGCCACCAGGGCGAGAAGGCGGGCCGACTGGTCGGTTACCCCGTCCGCAACCGCGCCATACTGGAGGCTCGTCGGGAGGGTTTCGCTGATACGGAACCCGCGCCCGTTCGCGGTGACGAACGAGCTATAAGGATGGGCGGTGACGTAAGCCGCGTTTATCGTCGCGTCATAAACATAGCGGGCAGCACCGGACCCGACCGAGGCATGGCCTGACGTGTGGACGGTGCTGATGCCCTCTGTGATGAATAGGTTAGCGGCATTGGTGAACAGGCCGATGGAGAGCGTGCTGTCGAGCTTGCGAACCCACGCGCCCGAGGCTCCGGTCAGATCGGTTGACGGGGCGACGTAAATACCCTGCTGCGGATCGGCGGCGACTTGCGCGGAGAGGTTGGCGGCGGAGAAGACGAACAGTCCCTCGTAACCCGCTTCCGTGAGGATGGCTGATTGATTTGCAACAGGGGCAGCTATGGCGGCGAGGAGCGCGCGATTGGAGACGGACGAACCGGCGGCGGCAGTAATGACGAACGTCCCCGCCAGCACCGTCTCTTTCCAGATGCGATGCGTGTTCAGGAAGATATCGAGCAGCTTCACGCCATCGTCGGCGGTATTGAAGCTGAAATTGCCGAACTCATCCGTAACGACAGGATTGGCGAGCGCGGCCCCGCTCACGGGGTCAGTCAGCGCCTGCAGCGTTTCCCCGGTCTGGTCATAGACATAGACCTGAGCGCCAGCGATCGGCCTCTCGTTGTCGTCGCGAAGCGTGTTGGAATATGTCGCGGTCATCGCAGGTCCACGTGATGGAGGGTGGCCGAGACGTTGGCGGTCATCTTGACGCCGTTCGCGTCCGTGACGGTGCCGGTGAAGGTTGCCGTCTTCGCCTCATCCGGCGCGAGCGATGCGGAAAACGTGGTCGAAGCGCTGGACGGCGACGTGATCGTGATCGACGCATCGCCGCTGTCGAGCTCCCACGCATAGGTGTAAGGAGCCGTTCCGCCGGTCGCGCTCAACGTCGTGACCGGCGTCGTCGCGCTATGGCTGAGTCCGTCGGTGGAGCTGATCGTCTTTGAAACCGAGGTTGGATAGGCGGTCGCGCCAGCACCCGCCGCCAGATCCACGGACTGAAGCATCACGCTGGAAAGGCCCGGCATCATGCCAGCGCCTTGTTGAGCGAAGCGTGGACCTTCCCGCTCGAAAGGACGCAATAATAGAGCACGTCCAGAGCATTGGCGGCAGTCGAGAGAATCGGATCGACGCCCCCAGCGAACAGCCAGTTCGCGCCGAAGGAAAGCGTCCGGCTTCCCGTCGCGTCCTGCGTGATCTCGATCTTCCCCGACTGACCGTCCTTGCCGTTCGTCGGGGTGGCGAGCGCGTAATTCCCGCCCATCGCCAGCGTGAAGTTGATCGCGGTCGAGAGGTCGACGGCAACAGTCGCGCCGGGTGCAAGAGCAACGGACGCCGCCGCGCCCCACACCTTGTCCGTCGAAAGAGCCTTGCCCGCCGTGTTGCTGCGGAATTGCGCGGACGTGGCCTCGTCGAAGGTCGCGATGGTGCCATTGCCCGCGTAGGCCCGAAGGCCAGCAGCGTCGGCAACGGTCAGCGCGCCGCGCCCGAATGCGGTCGTCGCCAGCGCCGCAATCGCGGTCAGGTCGGCGTCGAGAGGTTGGTACGAGGTCCCGCTAAGGTCGAAGGCCGATGCGATGTAATAGACGAGGTTGCTGTCGGCATCCCGGACGGTGATGCTGAAATCGGCTTCGGCGAAATAGACCTGGCTGAGATTGAGGCCGTTGACGATTGTGCCGCCAAGCGTTCGGAGCGGTTGCGCCGCCGGGATCATGAGCGCCTTGTCCCAGAAGAGATTGAGCTGGTTGGCCGCAACCTCCGGGTCCATTCCCGCGATGCCGATATAGACATAGCCGCCGTCGAGCAGGGCTCCGCGACCATCGAGAAATAGCGGGATCGGGTTTACGAGCCGGGTCACATCGCGAGGATAGGGAAAGGCCCGTTCGCCCGCGTTTGAACATTTGGGCTAAGGGAGGTATATCGCCGGAGTGGATAGAGCCGAGCGAGTTGAGGCGGTTCGGACGCGGATTGGCGAAGCGAAGGCCCATGCGCTTGCGGTCAGGGAACACGCCCCCGGTTGCCACCAATGCACCTACGGCGCGCCGGACGGGCTAAGCGCTTGCCGCCATCCGGCCTATTCGCGATTCAAGCGCACGGCTTTCCTCGGGACCGTCCACGACAGGGGCGAATATCCCGCGACGAAGGACGCCCGGTCCGATGGTGGTCTCTGCGGCCCGGAAGGGCTGTTGTTTGAAGATATGCCGGTGCTGCAACGGCTTTGCGTGGCGATGTATCGGGAGCCAGCCCTGACAATCGTGAGCGCAATCGCAGCGCTTTGGCTAATCGGCTACGTCGCGCTCCGGATCACTGGTCAACTGTAAGCCGGACCTGCGGCGTCTTCCCGATCGTGCCCTCACCGTTCGGGTTCTCGGATAGCCGCCTTTTGACTTCCGCGAGGTTGGGGGCGAGACCGGGTTCGGCGCGGCCGATGCGGTCGAGCAGGCCCATTTGCGTTGCGACCTTCGACGGGTCCAAGTCCTTTCCGGAACGCGCAGCTCCCGCCAGCATCTTCGAATAACCCGTCGCCCAACGGACGAAGCGGGGGCTAGTCCACATCTTTGCGAGGCCGTAGTTCGCCCCAGCCCCGCCACCAGCGCCAATCAAGGCTCCGATGGTCAACAATGGATGCGTGAACAGCCCGACCGCTACCGCGCCGCCGGTGAGGCTTTCGATTGCCCGAGCGCCGAGAATGTTCGGGGCCGTCTGCGACGTATTCGCCATCCCCTTGACCTTGGCGAGCTGCTGATTGATCGCAACGAAGCCGTCCAGCGCCTGTCGAAGCTCCTTGTTCGCACCGCCAAACAGCAGGTTGCGGGCCGGTTCCGTCATGCTGGAATACCAGTTGACGAACGTCTGTGGGTTCCATGCGCGGCCTTCCCCTTTGGCCGGGAGTCCGCCCATCCGGATCAGGCTGGAAGCGAGGTCGTTCCACTGACCGCTCTTGATCGTTGACGCGCGGATCGCAGCGAGGTTCTTGAGATCGCCGCCGCTGCTGAGCGCCATCTTCTGGATCGCCCGCGCCGCGTCTTCCGGACTCTTGAGCGCGTCCTTGCCAAGAACGGATACGAGTGCCTGCTCCTTGCGCTGCTGGATCGCCTGATAAACGCCATTGGCGCGCTCGAACGCGCTGAGCGCCTTCGACCCCTGAGTCTGGGCCGTCGCTCGCATGTCCTCGGATAGCGCTCCGTAGAGTGCGCGAAGCTGCGAGGTCGTCGTTCCGCCCGTGTCGATGAATTGCCGTTCGCCGATAAGGTCGCCGATTTTCGAGCGGAATGCCTTCATGTCCTGCCACGAAAGGCGACCATCTTGCCCGTTCGCATCCGGAGTGAGCGCGCTGAGATAGGCTTTCAGCTTCGGATTCTCGGCCGCGATCTGGGAAAGTTCGGGATTGCTCTCGAAGCCGCTTGTCAGGTCCGCCAGCGTGGCGCGCGTGTTCGTCAATACCGCGTCGGTCTTGGGCGAGATCGGGATCGCATCATAGACCTTGCCGACAAGCCCCCTGTCAGTCGTGCCGGGTGCGCCTTCAGCTCGCTTCAGCCATTCCTGGACGCCTTGCTGGACCGCCGTTCCGCCTTCGTTGAAGCTGGACGCGGTTCCGAACTTGTTGGCCGTGTTGAGCGCGGCGACGCGCGCATCCTTGGCCGTGACGGTCGCCGCATCCTCCATCACGCCAGCACTCGGGGGCAAATTGGTGAGCGCGCTGTCGATGACGCGCGCTGTCCGGCCTCCGGTCGCGGCCATCGGAGGATTGCTGAACCCGGCATCGGCCATCGCCTGATAGCGCTCGGCAGGACGAGCCGCGTCCAAGGGCTGGTTAAGCTCCAGCGTGTCCGGATCGACGAGCGGAACGTCGGTCGCTTCGGGCGATGCACGTCCCGCCAGCTTCACGCCGATCTGTCCCGCAGCCGCTCCACCAGCAGCCCCGAGCGCAGCGCCTTCGACCGCGTTCAGAGGCGCTTCGTCCAGACTCCGGCTCGATCCGGCATTGTAGGCCGCGCCGACCGCAGCGCTGTCGCGGATCATGCGGTCGCGAACAGCCTTTGCTCCGGCTTGCCGAGCTGCCTGCCGAAGCTCGCCAACCGCCATGTCAGCAGGTGCATTGGCGAGGAAGTCCGCCGTCGCACGTTCGGCAACGCCACGGTAGCCGAACGGAATCACCATCCCGCCGAGAAGTTGGCCGGTCAGCCGCGCATAAGGATGATTGGCCTGATCGTAATCGCTGATCGCATATTCGCGATTGAGGTTCGACCCGTAGCTGTCGCCGTCGCGAAGCGTCTCGACGCCAGCGCGCGCCTTGTCGAGAAGGCCGGAGGTGAGGACATCGCCGACGCCTCGTGCCGCCGCGTTCGCCTGATCGTCGCCAGTGCTTTTCCCGCGAACGTCGGAAATGTCCGGCTTGGGATACTCCGGCGTGAACACCTGCGGGGCCACACCCTTCGCCATTGCGGCCGCCGCCGTCTTGACTTCATTTGGATCGAGGCCGCCCGCGTAATTGGTTCCGAGCTGCTGGTCCGTCTCTGCGGCCGCCTGATGGATCGCTTCCGGCGTTGGCTGGACGGTGCCACTGTTGAGCTTCTGCTGGAACGTCGCCCGCCATTCCGGCGCGTTGGGCGGCATGGTGGCGACGTCGCGGCTGTCGTTGAACTTGACCTGATCCGGGCTGTCGGCCTGATCTTGCGTGGGTGCACCCCCCACGCGGTCATACCACTGCTTCTCGGTAGCGCGGAACGGCTCGGCAATATTCGGACCCACGATATCGTTCGGATCGAAGCCGTTGCTCTTGGCCAAACCTGCATAGTAATCGCGAAGCTGGTTATACTGGTCATTGAAGGCCCGGCGGCGCAGGCGCATTTCCTGCACGAGCTCAAGGCGCTGTTTCGGCGTCAATTGCCCCTGACCGGCGATGGCATCGAGATAGCCCTGAACCTTGTCGGACACACTGCCGACGTTGGTCGCCATAACCTGCTCGCCTTCGCGAACGACAGAGCCCGGGTCCATGACCTTGCCGAAGGCGTACACGAGATTGAGGTCGCCAGCCTTGTTCGGCTCGGCCTTTTCCGCGCCCGCGATCAGGGGAAGGACGGTCTGGAAATTCTGGACCGCTGGCTGCTTCTGGAACTCCTGCCGCATCTGGCGGATATTATCGACCTTGGTGTTCGCGATTGACGTCTGGCCTTGGTCGATATTGGTTCGCAGGTTTTGCTGTTCCAGCGCGGTCTTTGGGTTCGGCTGGCTGATAGGAACGAGCGACATCCCCGCCGGAGCCTGCGGCGCTCCACCATCGTTCGCGGGCTGTGGAACCTGTGGCTGCGACTGCTGCTCAAGCTGCTGGATCAGGTTCGGGTTGGTGATCGGGCCGGCCACTTATTTGCCCTCCGGATTGTCGAACCACTGGCCGTTGACCTTGTAATAGGTCTTTCCGCCGACCGTGGCCGTCTGCGTGGGCGCGGCTCCCGTATTGCCGTAATAGCCGCCACCGGATGAATGCAATTGCTGCTCCAGAGCGTCGGTCCTTGCGGTCCATGCCTTGTCGTACTTGCCGGACTTTTCCAGCGTCTTCAGCCATATGCGGCGAAGCTGGATGAACTTCATCGGATCGCCGCCAGACGCCTTGAGAATGGTCCTCGCCTTCTCGGGGTTGAGAACATAGGTATCGAAGTAGGGTGTCTGCATCGCGGGCGGCAGGTTCGCGGCCCCGCTCGGCGTCCAATAGCGGTCGAGATAAAGCTGCTTCGCCTGATCCGCCGTCAGGTTCTTCACATCGACATCGGGATTGGCTTTCTGATTGATGCCGAAGTTGACCGGAGCGCCGTTGCGGTCCGAGGGGTTGTAGCCGCCTTCATGGCCGAGGACGAATCCGACTGCATTGTCGAAGCCGCTGCCAGCTGGAGCACCTGCAGGCGCGCCGCCCTGTTTCGCCGCTGGAGAGCCGTTCGGGACGAGCTGGAACGTCTGGCCGGTCGTCGGATTGGTCCACAGTTGCGGACGGTAGGGGGAAGAATAGACGCTGCCCGCCTGCGGGTTGTTCTTGTCGATCACGTCGACGCCCGGCCCGACGGCCATCAGGTCCGGCTTCATCGCATTATAGACCGTCCCGAAATGCTCGGCTCCAGTTGCGGCCGCGAGATTGACCCCGATCATGCCGAGCGCGGCCTTGCGTTCTTCCGGCGTCCCGCTTTCGAGCGCGTTGACGATCTGCTCGTCGCCAGCATCGGCGTGACCGGCCGCCTTGTCCGCATCCAGACGGGCGCGGGCGGTCTGCGCCGCGATGTCCCATTTGCCAGCGTTCGCGGCGGAGTAGATTTCGCTAAGCTGCGTCAGATCGGCGTCTCTGACGGCCTTGTCCTTGATATCCCACGCGCCCTTGACCTGATCGGCGAACTCCGGGTGCTTCAGCATCAGCGCGGAGATATTCGTCGGGTTGGGATCGGCGAGGACTCCGGCAACGTCGGTATCGAACGCGTGCTTTTGCTGGAGCTTTTGCGCGAACTGAGCGGCCTGCAGGCCAAGCTCCTGCTTCTTCAGCATCATCAGCTGACGCTGCGCTTCCTGCGTTGCATAATCGGGGACGCTGGCCGCTCCGGAGCGGAGAAGCGCGCCAAAATCTTCGAGCGCCATTAAAAGCCCCCGGAGAAGGCCGATTTCAACGCGGCACCCATTCCCCCGCCGCCGGGCATGAAAGCGCTGACGACGCTATCGAGGAAGCCTCCGGCGTTGTTCCACATCTGGTTGTTGATGCCGCCCTTGGCGAGCGAGCCGCTGGCCTGAGCGCCGCCGATATTGGAGAGAAGCTGGGTTACCGCATTGGCCTTGTTCTGTCCGAAATTGGCGACACTCTCGGTCGCGCCCATGCCCATGCCCGCAAGACCGCCGAGGCTTGCGAGCTGCTGCTGGATCGTCTGGTTGAGCGTGTCCGCGCCGAAGTCGGCAAGGCTTCGCTGCGTATTGCCGCCGCGCAATCCGCCGGTGGCGCTGGCGTTCTGAAGAAGCGCCTCTTCGCCATTGCGGTAGAGTGATTGGTAATACGGGCTGGCGAGCAGTTGATCGATCGCGCTCTGCTGGGGAGCGCCGCCGTTGACGCCGATAAGGTCGCCAAGCCCGGATAGCCCCTTACCGCCGATTTCCCGATATGGCGCGAAATTGGCCTGCGTCGTATCGAATTGCCGCGCCTGTTCGTCGATGCCGCGATTGAACGCGGCGACCTGTTGGTCGGTCGCCTTGTTGATCGCCTTTTTCTCGGAATTGCCGCCGAGGAACGATCCAATCAATGAGAACAGGCCCATGCAGCGAAGATTAGGGCAACGGCCTTGGGGGCGCGTTTGAACAATTAGGTGAGGCGCACCCTCACCGCTCCGGCGTTGTGGTACAGTCCGCCGATGGGCACGTTGCCCGCAGCTGCGGCCGCGTCACTCGCGTAATTGCCGAGCTTGTCGCCCGCGTGCTCGAACGTCACCATCGTGCCCGCGAGCGGCACGAAGATCTGCGAATCCCCCTCAGCGATGAAGGTTACGCCATAGTCCTGCGAACGCGCCACGTCCTTCAGACTGACAGTGACAAAGGTCCCGTCCTCGACCGCTTCCAGCCCGTCGCCGAGCTTGAGGACGCGCTCATTTGTGAATGCCCCGTTCGATGAAAGAACAATCACCGTCGCATCCTGCAGCAACTCGGTCGCGGCAACATTCGCCACCGTCTGGCCCTGCGTATCGACGACCGCGTTATTCATCTCCTCGAACTGCGCGATCATGCGCTTGTCGCCAGCGAAATGCCGTTCCAGCAGATAGCGGGGAATGCGGAGGTTCATGCCGCCAGCGGCTCCGCTGTGACCTCAAGCGCGGCGAAGGCGGGCATGGCCGTGCTGTAGCCGCGAAACCGGAAGCCGAGCCAGGTCCTGAGATTAAGGCGCGGCCGCCACTGCATTCGCCGGTAACGCTGGCCGGTCGTTCCCATGGGGAGCACCCGTTCGGCGCTGAACGTCTCGCCGTCGCGCGTGATGGACAGGAACATCGTCCCTTCGACACTTGCCGGTGCCCGTCCAGGAAGCCCGATCAACTCAACGGCACTGACGATTGCGCCCTTGCCGTCATTGTAGAGCGGACCCGCGTCGAACTGCCACTGGACCGGCTCTCCGAACTGCGAGAAGATCGTGTCGCTCAATTCGCCGATGGCGGCGCTCTCGGTATCTCCGACAAACGTCTTTCCATAGGCGACAGTGGCGTTGCGAAGACGATATGGATCGCCGTTCCCGGATTGCGCGATGTACCAGATTGGCTGTTCGAGCGCGCGGGTCGCATTGGTGAGGAAGACCAGAGTCTTGTCCGGCAGATGGACGAGCAGACGCCGCTCACCGCGCGACATGCGGTTTTCGAGGACGATCTTCGACGGGTCTGCGACCTTCGCGAGTTCGTCGTCGATCAGCCGCGTGCTGACCCGCGCAGCCGTTCCCGATCCGGCGAGATAGACGCCGATGGCCTCGTTCCGGGTCGATCCGACGAACGCGAAGGTATCCGCGAACAGGCACTTGGCATTGGCACCGACGCAACCGATCGGGATGGTGGCCCCTTTCTGCGTCTGAAACGGAAAGCCGTTGCCGCCGACGTTGGTGAACACCTGGATCGTATAGAGGCCGACCACATAGGCTTCGTCGCGGAGCTTGATCAGTCCCGTCACCATGTCCGGGTCTTCTTCGGCGGACCCGTATTTGAGCGGCTTGATCTGCGTCGGATCGTTCAATTCCGTGACGATGATGCTCGTCCCGTCCGTGGTCATGAAATAGCCGTCGATCCACAGCATATCGAGGACCGGGCCGAGATCGGTATCCGTGACCTGAATGAGCCCCAGCGACGGGCTGTAATAGAAGAGATTGGTCCCGCTCCGGATCGCCAGCCGATCGAAGCCGAAGTCGAGGCTGACCGGACCCGACCCGCCAACATCGCCGATGGTTGTGACAGTCCCGTCGCTCGCGACGCTGACAAGCTTGGTCCCCATGACACGATACATGAGACCGTCCCAGACGATTCCGCCGCGATCCACGCCCGGTCCGGTAGCGAATGGAATCGCTCCGGAGGTTCCGCGGAACTGGGCTTCTGCGATCTTGTTGTTGGTTGGGACGATTTCGAGGTTGAGCGGATAGCTGGTCCGGAACTCGCCGGTCTCGTCCGTCGTGATCCCGCTCGCCAGCGAAATCCTCATGGCGTGCTCGTCGGATTCACGTCGTCAAACGTCTCCTCGATGAACGGGTCGATCACGTTGAGAACGCCACGGCTTCCCAGCCCGCGCGGCGTGTGCGCCTGCAGGGGCTGCGTCGGGATGCTGACGACCAGCGGGTGAGCGTGGAGCAGGGCAAGGCTGCGCGAGACGCTGGCCTGCGCTTCCGGGGAAAGCGTCTTGCCCATGTTCGGGGCCAGCCTGAGCGCAAGCTGGGTCGCGACTGCCGCCTGTGTCTCGGGCGGGATTCCGGACTGCTCCTCGCCGTCGCCAACGCCATAGGTGGGCTGGGCATAACCGAGCATGGAAAACGGCCATTCGAGCATCATCGCGTTCAATTCGGAAAGCGCGTCGTTGACCTCTTCGGGAGTGCGGCCGAATTCGTATCCGGCGAGCGCGCAC